GTTGTGTTGCTTACAACAGTAACCCGGCAAGTCTTGATAATATTGAGCAACTTATAACAAGTGTTGTGGCGATCATACCGACTGGATATGAAGTCCAAGCGGTTGATCGACCAACAGTAACAACAGTAGGCGCTAGCAACTTGCTGGTCGCAGATATAAGGGTGTCCACTTGGTACACCCAGACAGCATAAGGAGAAATCATGCCAACAACCGTAATCACGGGGCGCGACCTAGTCCTGACAATTGCAACGGTAAATTACGATGCCCAGACAACTAGCGTCACACTCACAAACTCACCAACTATCGATGTGTATCAAACACTCGATGGCAAGGCTTACAAGCACGTAGATGACCAATGGGAATTGTCTATCGAGTTGCTTGCAGACTGGGGCGCAGCCTCATCACTATTTGAAGCAATGTGGACTGCTTGCGAAACAGCACCAAACACAACTCTTGCGGTTTCATTGACTGCAGTTACAGGAGCTGTATTTACTTGTAACGTATTGCCAGTATTCCCAAGCGTAGGTGGCGCTGCACCAGGAGCACAAACTGATTCATGGACTCTCACAGTCGTGGGAACACCAACTGAAACATTCAGCTAAAATCTAACAACGGGAGCAAAGATGAAAAAAGAAATCACAATTACATACGCGTCAGGGGATCAGGCGAGTTATATCGCCTATCCGCCTGATTTTGCAAAATGGGAAATGGCTAACAAAAAGTCCCTTTCAGAGTTTGCTGGAATGTATGATCTGCTTTTCGTAGCACATAGCGCAATGAAGCGCGAAGCTGCTGGAAAGCCAGTCAAACCTCTAGATATCTGGATGGAATCCATTGTTGATATTGAAGTAGGCACCGATAGCCCAAAAGCCATAGCAGAGGAAGTATCAGCCGACTCATAGTTGAGTTGGCAATAGCAACTCGAATACCCATGAGCGAATGGACATCCGCTGAGGATATTCTTACAGCAGTAGAGGTTTTGGAGGAGCGCAATGGCAAGTGAGGCAATCACTTACGATAAGCAAGAATTGCGCGGAATCATCAAAGCCTTCAAAGCAATGGATGATGAAGCTGTACAAGCTGCTAAAAAAGAATCTACTGCTTTGGCTGAGTTTGCATCTGGCAAAATCAAGCAAGCAGCTGCGGGTCGTGAAGTATCAGGAATTGCTGCTCGCAGGATTGCCGATGGTGTTTCCATAAGTAAGTCAAGCAAAGTCGGTGAGTTTTCATACGGTTTTGCTAGGCAGAAGTTTTCAGGCGGTGGATCTACTTTGGATCTTGTTTATGGTATGGAGTTTGGCTCTAATCGCTTTAAGCAGTTTCCAAATCGCACTCCTAAAAAGGGTGGTGGCAATTCAGGTTATTTTATTTATTCAACCTTGCGAGCGATCCAACCGGATTTAGTAAAGCAATGGGAAGAAGCATTTAATCGCATCTTAAAGGAGTGGGACTAATGGCAGGTAACAGAACGCTCAAACTCTCCATCCTTGCAGATGTCGATAATCTTAAGAAAAGTCTAAACTCAGGCTCTGATGATGTATCCAGTTTTGGTGACAAGATTACCAAATTTGGGAAAATTGCTGGCGCTGCATTTTTAGCAGCTGGCGCAGCAGCTGCCGCTTATGCTGGCAAATTACTTGTGGATGGAGTCAAGTCTGCAATTGAGGATGAGGCTGCTCAAGCCAAGTTAGCAACTACTCTTAAGAATGTCACAAACGCAACAGATAATCAGATTAAAGCAGTTGAACAACAGATTTTAAAAACTGCTTTATTGACTGGAAAAACTGATGATGAATTGCGACCAAGTTTTGACCGTTTGCTCAGAAGCACTAAAGATGTTACAGAAGCCCAAAAATTACAATCCCTGGCTTTGGATATTTCCGCTGGTACAGGCAAAAGTTTATCAGCCGTTTCTGAAGCATTGGGCAAGGCTTACGATGGAAATCTGGGAGCGCTCAAAAGATTGGGTGTCGGCATTGATGACAGCATTATAAAGTCAAAAGATTTTGATGCTGCCGCTGTTGTTTTGGCTGAAACTTTTGGAGGCCAAGCATCTGAACAAGCTGATACATTTCAAGGCAAAATGGCACGGCTTACAGTTGCATTTGATGAAGCAAAAGAAACAGTTGGATCTTATGTGCTTGATGCTCTTACCCCATTAATCAGCGGGGTTGTTGATAAGGTTATTCCTGCAATTCAGGATTTTGCAAGCAATTTAGGCAAAACCTTGGGGCCAGCATTTGGTAACATTTTTAAAATCATTAAAGATGATGTTTTGCCTATCATCAAAGCGTGGTACGAATTTATCGTAGACATAATTATTCCTGCCATCACCGCAATTGTCCGACCTGTTTTTGAAGGTCTAGTCAGTGCATTTAATACGATTAAAAAAGCTGTTTCAGATAATAGTGAAGAATTAAAACCATTGTTGGGTTTCTTTAAATCGATTGCTGTCTTTGTAAGAGATAATTTGGCACCTATTTTGGGTGGGGCCTTCAAATTAGCATTGCAGACAATCGGCAGCATTGTTGGTGGCCTTGTTACAGGCTTTTCAAAGCTCGTTGGTTTTATTTCCAACACAGTCACAAAAATTAAAGAATTTGTCAATTTCATTAAAGACAACCCGGTCACACGCTTTTTCTTTGGTTCAGATAACAGTAAAAATTTAAGCGCAAATATGTCTTATATGCAGACAGGCTTTGATGAAATGAGTCTTGGATCTAACATAGATCCAATGAGTCCCGGCGCAACAAGGTCTACTTTACCGCCCGAGCTTGCCGCTTTATCAAGTATGCAATGGGATGAACTTTTTAACTGGGCGCAGCGCAACGGATTTAACTCATGGGAAGGGCGCGACGAACGCATAGGTATACCATTTGCAGAACATATAGAAGTAATGAGCAGAGCCTTGGTTGCCTTTAATGCACAAAGAGCCCAAATGAACACACCAGCATCACCCGTTATTACTGTAAACATGGGTGTGGTCGGAGATCCAGAATCAGCTGCCAGAACCATTATCCAGATTCTCAATGACTCCTCATATCGTGGCACAGGTGGAGCAGGAGCGTTTTCCTACTAATGACGCTTTGGAATCCTGACTGGCAGGTAACAATCAACGGTGGTGGTGATTACACCAATCTCACGCTATCCAATTTGAACATTACCTCTGGACGTCAAGACATTTACTCTCAGCCGTATGCGGGTTATTGCAGCGTTGAAATTATTAACCTTGATGAATCTCCTATAGTTATTGATGTCAATGACCAGATCATTATCAAGATCAAAGACTCTACTGGCACTTATGTAAACCTTTTTGGTGGGTACGTCACAGACATCGACGTAGAAGTCACTCAAGCCGGATCTGGGGACGTTTCAGAGTCTATTCGACTCCTTGCCTTAGGTGCTTTGTCTAAACTGCCTAAAACCCTCACAGAGGGCGTTTTAAGCAAGGCTTTTGACGGAGATCAGATTTACACTATTCTCAGCCAAGCCCTGTTTAATACCTGGAATGAAGTGCCAGCAGCTACAACTTGGGCAACGTATAACGCCACAACAACCTGGGCAGAGGCTGAGAACTCCGGGCTTGGCGATATTGACCAGCCAGGCGATTACGAGTTAGCAGCTAGATCGGCAGACACAACAAACATCTACAGCCTAGTATCTTCTTTGGCTACTTCTGGGCTTGGCTATCTGTATGAGGATTCTCAGGGACGCATCGGTTATGCCGATAGCACTAGGCGAAATACTTACTTAGCAGCTAACGGTTATGTGGATTTAACAGGTAATCATGCTCTTGCCCGCGGGATTCGTACATCAAAACGCTCAGGCGATGTTCGCAATAACGTTACTATTACGTACAAAAATGCACAACAGGAGTCAGCCTTAGATGCTGAATCAATATCTATCTATGGGCAACAAGCCTACGACATCCGAACATCTCTTGAAAACTCAGCAGATGCCTTATCTCAGGCTGAGTTTTATTTGACACTTAGAGCCTTTCCTCAGCCTCAATTTAAGTCCATTACCTTTCCACTTGGCAGCCCAGAAATTGACGATGTTGATCGGGATTCATTATTGAATGTTTTTATGGGTATGCCTTTAAATATTACTGAATTACCTTCAAATATTGTCAATGGGGAGTTTCAGGGCTTTGTTGAGGGTTGGACTTTTAGCGCTGGATATAACTCGCTCAATTTGACCTTAACTGTATCTCCAACAGCTTACAGCCTTCAAGCGACCCGCTGGAATGGAGTTCCAATAAATGAGACATGGAACACGCTTAACGCAGACCTACAATGGATTAACGCTACAATAGTAGCCTGATAAAGGAGAAATATGGCAACGACGACTAACTTCGCATGGGAAACCCCAGACGATACCGATCTAGTAAAAGACGGTGCAGCTGCTATCCGCACAGCTTTGGGTGGGGTTGACACTTCCTTTGTTGATCTTAAAGGCGGCACAACTGGGCAATTATTAAGTAAAACATCTAATACTGATTTAGATTTTACTTGGACAAGTCCGGGCGCATCTGGCGGTTACACTTTAATTTCGACAACAACCTTAAGCGGATCTGCTGTGAACTTAACAAGTATCCCACAAACTTACAAAGATTTGCGTTTAGTTGTGACAAGCCATTACGGCAGCGCCGATTCTCGATCAGTCCGAATCAGATTAAACAATGACAGCGCTACTCGTTATGCGACTGCAACTGCTGTAACAGGCACAAGCCAAACTTTTGATAGTGAACAATTATTATTTTTAGTAAATACCGACAATGATGTTAGAACTAATTTTGGTATTGTTGATTATTTTGACTACACCAATACATCAACGTGGAAAGTAGGCAGATTTACTGGCGTTTCAGTCAATGCTACAACTGATACTAATTACAATATTTATCAAGGATCTCACATTTATAATCAAACTACGGCAATTAGTCAAATCAATTTAGTTGCTGATGCTGGTACTTTTAGCGGTGGAACTGCCCTACTTTATGGAGTGAACTAATGACAACAGAAATTGTAATCCACAATGTTGAAACAGGCGAAATTGTCGAGCGTGAAATGACTGCTGATGAATTAGCGCAATACCAAATTGATGTTGCTAAGGCAGCTGATGAGGCACAAGCACAAGCACAAAAGGCAGTTGAGAAGGCAGCGTTGTTAGAAAAGTTAGGTATTTCTGAGGACGAAGCGAAATTGCTCCTTGGATGAAACCACGCCTCAGTAAATCAGCCATCCAGCTAAGGGAGCAAATCGATGATGCCTTCCCGGATCGAGATCGGACTTCCGATGGCTGGATTGGTGACACACGACATAATGCGCGCAAGTCAGATCATAATCCTGATGAGCAAGGCTGGGTTCGTGCCATCGATATCGACCGTGACTTATCCGGAAAAGCCAAACCTGATCTCATGCCCGATCTTGCAGATCAGATTCGACTCTATGGCAAGTCTCATCCTAAACGAATTAGTTACGTCATATTCAACGGCCAAATCGCATCCAGCAAACGAGGTTGGAAATGGCGCAAGTATGACGGGATTATCTCGTTTCAAAAGGCTGCTGATGAGGCTTCAGACTTTTTCCAAATCCCAATGCTAGGAGGCAAATAATGAATGAATTGATTAAGCGTTTGAAATCACCAAAGTTTAAGGCAGCTTTCAAAGATTACTTGGTAGGTATTGGAGCATCAGCGGTTGCAGCTGGATTGGCTTTGGCAATGGACTTCTCACCAGAATATGCGATTTTGATTGGTGGAGTTACTGCTCCCTTAGCTGCATGGGCTGATAAGAACAGGAAAGATTATGGTCGAACCGAGTGAGCGCGAATGATTGGGCGGGATTCATTCTCGCCATTGTCTCGACGATTGCTGTATTTATTGGCGGTTTGCGTTATTTGGTTCGCGGTTGGTTGTGGACTCTTACGCCGAATGGTGGATCATCTCTCGCAGACCGATTGGCAAGAATAGAGACATCATGGCAAGAAAAGCAACTAAGGTACTACAGGACGAAGGTTACTCAGCTCTTGATGCTTATTGCATTGGAATGTTTGAGTTTGCCAAAAGTTTAAAGAAGGCTGGCTTTGACGAGGAAACCGTATTAGGAATCATCGTTGAACGATCTGCCTATCCTGCATGGATCTTGCCAGATCCTATCGAGCCAGAGCGGTTTGGGGACTATGATGATGACGATGAGGACTAATGACAGTCAAGAAGCGTTACCTGGTAATTTCAGACCTTCAGATACCTTTCCATCATGAGCAAGCGGTTAAGAATCTAATCAAGCTAGTAAAGCGCGAGAAGTTTGATCTGGTACTTAATACCGGTGATGAGTTGGATATGCAGTCTCAGTCCAAATGGGCTAAAGGAACTCACCTAGAGTATGAAGGGCAATTAGATCATGACCGGACTTTGGCGCAGAATATTCTCTGGGATCTGGGAACGACTGACATCACTAGAAGTAATCATACTGACAGGCTTTACCATACTTTGGTTCGTGGTGCTCCAAGCCTTATAGGACTACCAGAGCTGCAATATGAGAAGTTTATGGACTTTGCTAATTTAGGCATTAGGTTTCACCGTAAGCCTTTTGAGTTTCATAAGAACTGGGTGCTAGTCCACGGCGATGAAGGGTCGATGAACTCCAATGCTGGGCTTACTGCCCTAGGCTTGGCTAAGAAGTTTGGTAAGTCTGTGGTGTGTGGACACACTCACAGGGCTGGCATTAGTGCCTTCACAGAGGGCATAGGAGCCTCATACAGGACTTTGTGGGGCTTAGAGGCAGGAAATGTCATGGATAAGCGCAAAGCCTCTTATTTGAAGGCTGGGAGCGCTAATTGGCAGATGAGCGTAGCAGTCATTGAAACCCATGGGGATCGGGTTAGTACCTTCTTGGTACCGATTAACAAGGATGGGTCATTCACCCTTTATGGACGACTTTACGCCTGACATAAGGCGCACCCTTGATGATGCGGTAGACGAGGCAGAATCGTTATCGTTTCGTTATGCAAATGTACTTGATTGTGTTAGGTAGGCGTGAGACCGTAATCCTGTAACCAACAATGGTTGCAGAATCGGGAGCAAGTAAATGACATTTGAAACCCCAGTAATAGTTTTATTACTAGCTGCTAATGCCCTTTGGTACTTAGTTGGCTGGGCAAAAGGCTTTAATGAAGGCAAGCGTGAAGGATTAGTTGTAGGTAAGACCTTTCAGCGTGTGAGTGAAAATGCGCGCTAATGACATCCTTAACGAAGCCCAAGACCTCATCGCAGACCGCGGTAAAGATTACGGCTTGGCAGCTCTCAATCACCTTCGAATCTCCAAACTCTGGTCAGCCTACCTTGAACGTAACATCGAGCCTCACGAAGTCGCAATCTGTATGGCACTCGTCAAAATCTCACGTTTACAAGAGACAAGCCTCCACGCAGACAGTTACAAGGACGGCTGCGC